CGCCCGACCCGCCCCCCAGCACGGCCGCCACCCCGGCCAACGCCCAGACAGCCTCCAAGGGCTTCCTGGCGTCCATGGTGGCCCCCGTGGAACCCGCACGGGCCACCTTCGACCTCGCCCCCACCACCGGCAGCGACACCCACCAGAACGCTGGTGACGGAGTGCTGGACCGCTCCGCCCCCGGGAAGTCCTCCGCGTCCTTCCACGACACCGACCAGGCCGCCACCAACGACCCCGCCGGGCAAAAGCGCAAAGCGCAGGGCTCCATCTGGAAAGCGTGGTGGCTGGCCGGTGCACAGCGCTGGGCGAAGGGTGGCGGAACCGCCAACAAGCGCCTCGACGTGAAGAAGGCTCAGGCGCAGGCAAATCAGGTCAAGGAAGCCCGCACGACAACGGTCAGTAAGTCCGGTGGTCTGCTGCCCGTGCGCAATTCCGGGGGTTCTGGTGCAGGCCCGAAGGGGAACTCCGGTAAATCCGGCGGCAATACCGGAGGAAAGGGGCCGGTGAATTCCTCCGGGAATCGCTCGTCAGGCGCCGGTCGCGGCGGATCCGGCGGGGGCCGTGGTCCCGGCGGAGGGGGCGGCAGCAACGGCGGCAGGCACAAGGACCCTGCGGGCCACAGCAAAGGCACCGGTACGAAGGGACCTGCCTCGGGCGGGAAGGGCGCTGCCGGTACGGGCGGCTCCCACGGCGCCGGCGGTCCGGGCAGGAACACCAGCAGCGGCAAGGACACCCACGGTGGGAAGGACCGCGCCAGCCGCGACCCGAAGGCATCCAAGGACTCTGGCGGCGCACAGGGGCCTGGCAAGAACTCCGGCACCGGTGGCGGCTCCGCGTCTGGCGGGGCTGGGAAGCAGGGAGCGGCCGGCAAGAGCGGCGCCGCAGGCAAGGACGGCAAGACCCCAGGACCCGGTGCCGCGGGCGGCTCGGGAACCGGCGGCGGCACCAAGACGGACACCGCCAAGCCAGCCACGAAGCCCGGCAAGGACGACCCCGCCAACCCGAGCAAGACGCCCGGCAAGAACGACACCGACCGCAAGACCAAGCACGCCAAGGGGCAGCCCGACACCCGCACCCCACTGGAGAAGTCCCGCGAGACCGGCCACAAAGACGGCAGCGCTGTCCGCCAGGCCGTTGACCACGTCAAGGCCTACAAGGACGGCGCCGTCGACGGCTACCGCGACAAGCGCGACGAGAACGCCAAGGATCACGCCCGACTCGACAAGGCCCACGACCAGCACAAGCCGAAGACCGAGAACGCCCCGAAGGGCACGGACCCGATCCGGGCCACCGTCCACGGCCAGACCATCACGATCACAGACGACAACGCTCCGATGGAGGACCCCGTCATGTCCAAGCCGACCCCCATCCAGGCCCAGGGCATCGACGCCACCAGCATCACCCTGGGCGACGGCTTCCTCAAGGGCTCCGTCAAGCGCAGCGAACTGCGCAGGTTCAAGGACTACGAGGGCCGTCTCGAGGGCCGCATCAACGGACTCGCCAAGGTCGCCGACGCCACCAAGGCCCTCGCCGCCCAGGCCCGCACCCAGGCCGACGAATGCCAGCAGCTCGCCGAGCAGGCCAAGAGCGTCAAGGGCGGCGAAAAGCTCGTCGGATCCCTCACCAAGCTGACCGACCAGGCCAACGCCCAGGCCGACGAAGCCGACGAGGTCCACAAGCGGGCCCTCAAAGCCCACGACTTCGCCAAGGCCGTCCTGTCCAACGTCCAGACCCGCTACGCACCGCTCTACCAGGCCGTCGTCGACTCCGACGAGGTCAAGCCCGCAGAGCTGAAGTTCTATGCCGACCGCGGCATCTACCCCGCCAACAGCGCCCTGGCCGCCTGAGAATCACGAGGAGAGCAGCACTCATGGGAAGCGACCTCACCTACAAGGCCCTCCAGCACGCCGTCGGGCAGCTCCAGAAGAAGGTCACCCGCAACGCCGCCGAGATCCAGGGCGCCGCGAAAGTCATCGACGACGAGGCCTCCGAAGCCCGCAAGGAGGCAGACGCCATGGCCGCCATGAGCGTCGACAAAGACTCCGTCGCCGACGCCTCGGAACTGTCCAAGGTCATCAAGGGCGTGTCCGAAGGTGTTCTCTCCTACGCGGCGAAGGGCCAGGACACCGCCCGTCAGGCCAAGGCCGTATCCGACCAGGCCCGCACCAGCCACGCCGGCTTCCAGGAAGCGTTCGACCGCTCCAAGGTCGACGGCCTCGAGAACGTCTCCCGCGACTGGCTCGAACAGGCCTAACCCACCCACCCCACCGCCCCGGCCCGGGGACCTGACCCCGGGCCGAACCCCATCCGACAAGGAGCAAACCCCGTGTCCACGAACACCCGCACCGTGCCCAGCACCGACACCGCGGAGCGGGCAGCAGCCATCGGCCAGACCCTCCTCCCCATCGCCACCGGCGTCCTCGCCCCCATGCTCGACCCCTCCGCCGCCACCATCGCCGGAGGCACCTACCTGGCCGGCGCCGCATTCGTGGCCGCCAACTTCACCGGACACCTCGGCACCTGGGCCGACGACCTGCCCGGCGTCGACATCGCCCGCGCCCACCGCGACACCCTCGGCATCGCGACGATCACGACCGGCATGGCCCTCGGTCTCGGCGCCATCGGCGGGCCCGAAGCCACCGACCTCCTCATGGCCGGCGTCACCCAGATCGCCTCCAACCCCGTTCCTGGGATCCTCTCCCTCGGCTGGTGGGCCGCCGTCGCCCTCGTCCCCCTCAAGCTCCGCCGCGTCCTCGGCCGCAAAAGCCTCCACGCCGCCCCCGCCGCTCCGCTGGCGGCCGCCGTCAACGACACCGTCGGCCCCATCACCGCAGCCGACGAGATCATGGCCGCCTGGCACCGCCACATCAGCAACCCCGACAGCGGCATCCACAAGGGCCAGGTCCTCACTGACGTCACCGTCTACACCAACCGGTGGACCGCCCGAATCCTCGCCCCCGCCGGCGCCGCCGTGACCGTTACCAAAGAGACCGTCTCCTCCGTCTACCGGCGCAACCCCTCCTGGATCGAGCTCACCCACGGCGACCACTCCGGCGAAGCCCGCATCACCGTCAACCACCAGGCCCCCGCCGAACTCGACCCCGACACCCTCGAAGGCGCCTGGAAGAAGCGCGTCGCCTGCTCCGGCGGCACCATGCCGAAAACCCACCTCGAGCAGGTCACCGACGACCCCAACACCGGGGGAAAGGCCGCCTGGGTCGTCGCCGACGACGATATGAAGGGCGCCCTCAAGCAGCCTGACCTCACCGACCTCGCGGGCGACCTCCGCAAGTCGCCGCTGCTCGTGTCCTACGAGCCGAACTCGAACAATGTCCGAAAGGCGATCATCCGCGTCATGGACTCCAACCCCCTCGAAGCCGGGCACGACTTCCAGGGCCTCGACTCCATGAAGGCCTCCGCGGGCGGATGGTTCCCCATCGGCAAAATCATCTCCGGCCACCCCGCCCGCTTCCAGATGTTCGACCCCAAACTCGGCGCGCTGCACCTCGTCATCGCCGGCACCACCGGCAGCGGCAAGGGCGGAGCCGTCCAGGTCGTCTGCCTCGGCTACCACGCCAACGGCGCCGCCATCATCTACGCCGACCCCAAGGGCGCATCCAACCCCGCCATCCCCAAGATGGCCGCCTACTCCGGACTCCAGCGATACGGAGCCCTCGGCGCCATGCGCATCTCCTACCACGTCCTCCAGCACCGCATCGAAGAGGCCGCCCGCCTCGACCTGAAGAACTTCCAGCCCTCCAAGATGCGCCCCTGGTGCCCCACCGTCCTCGACGAGGCACCTCAGATGCTCGGCCCCAAGGTCCCCAACCGCGCCGAGGCCGTCCACATCGTCAAGGCCGGAGCCTCCCTCGGCCGCTCCATGGGCATGCCCTGGGACCTCGTCACCCAGACCGTCAACCTCGACCAGATGGGTGGCGAACAGGCCATCCGCGCCAACCTCCTCGCCGGCGGCGCCTGGCTGATCCTGCGCACCGACTCCGACCAGGTCAACCTCGGCGACCTCCCTGCCGGTTTCGAAGGCATCGACCCCTCCCAGATCCCCGCCGTGTGGCCCACCGAAGACGAATCCCTCATCTACGACCCCGACATCCCCGAGAACGACCCCCGCCGCACCTTCGGCCTCGGCTACCTCGCCGCCCCCGGCGGCCGCGCCGGAATGATGCGCATCGACACCCTCGAGGACGCCACCCCCCACATCCGCCCCGAACTCGTCGCAGCCCCCGAAGACGTCCCCTGGTGGGGCGACCAGGACATCATGGAGGAACTCGCCAACACGCCCCTGCCCGGCTTCGAGGAGAAGGGCGACGGCAGCGGCGACGAGGACTACGACCGGCCAGTGATCGCGGCCGGCATCGACTTCCAGAAGAAGGAACCCACCGCGGAAGAGAAGGTTCTCACCGCCCTCCGCGACGAAGCCGACCCCATCCATCTCGACTACCTGAGCGGTGCGGACGACATCGAACCCGGCGACTTCGACGTCATCTACATCGAACGGCCCGCGCTGCGCGAGACCACCCTGCTCAAAGAGTCAACGTTCGCCAACACCCTGAAGAAGCTCGAGGCGGACGGGAAGATCCACCGCATTGCGGAGGGCAAGTCCGTCCGCGTCGGCCTCGGACCCGCCCCCGAACCGACCGAGTAGCCACAGGGGGATAGCGCCTCGGACAAACGGCGTCGCATGGTGCAGCATCAGAAACGTGCGGGGCGGGACGTCAAAGCACCCCCGCGCCGAGACGCCCCGCCCCGCCAACAAACCCGCTCGGAACCCGTCCCCCTACGGAGCCCGAGCCCCACGGCCCGGCCACCCCTTCCCCCACGGTGGCCGGGCCGACGCATGCCCGGGGGAACACCAGACCGGACATGCGCGATCATTCGACCAAGGCGCGGGGCCGACAACCACACACACGATCGAGCGGGAGCCCCACCGCCATGGCCTGGTCCAAACTCAAACTGGACGAAGTCACCGTCCGCCGCACCAAACTGCTAGCCCTGCGCCGCCAAGGCGTCCGCTACGACGACGAACGCGTCGAAGCCCTCGGCTACAGCAGCCCCAACGCCGCCCGCAAGGACGTCGTCCGCGCCCTCGAAGCACACCGCCTCGAAGAGGCCACCGAGGTCGCCAACTACCGGCAGCAGGAGAACGAGCGCCTCGACGACGAACTCAGCCGACTCGAGGACCTGGAAGCCGCCGCCCGCACTGTCCTGCGGAACCGCCACATCATGGTCAACAACGGCCGGGTGATCGTCGACCCCGACACCAACGAACCCATGCTGGACGACGCACCCGTCCTCCAAGCCATCGACCGGCTCATCAAAATCGAGGACGCCCGCCGCCGCAACGGCGAACGCCGCGCCAAACTGAACGGCCTCGAGATGCCCGTCAAGGCGGAAGTGACCGGAGCCGACGGCGGCCCCCTCCAGATGAGCCGCGCCACCACCGCCGAACTCGAAGCGCTCATCGGCCTCAGCCCCGCCCCCACAGCCGTCCCCGGCGACGAAACCGACCCCGGCCCGTCCGAGGACCAGGCTGACAGTGGCAGCCGATAGCAGCCTGCTCGCCCTCTACCGGACCCTGCCCGAGCAGCAACGCCTCGACATCGTGCGCAGCGCCTCCGACGACCTGCGCGCCCAGCTTGCCGTCATCGAACGTGAACTCGCGATGGACCGGTCCCCAGGCGCGCTCGCGGCCGTCATCACCCACCACAAGGAGATGCAGGCCCGACACCTCGACATCATCGACCGCATCTACCAGCGCATCGCCGCAGGCGAACGCATCCGCGCCATGGTCACGATGCCGCCCCGAGCGGGAAAGTCCCGCCGTACCTCCCGCTGGGGACCCACCTGGTATCTCAGGCGGCAGCCCGAGCACCGGTTCATGCTCGCCTCCTACGCCGCCCACCTGGCAGACGACCACGGACGGTGGATCCGCAACACCATCACCGAGCACGCCCCCACCCTCGGCATCAACCTGAAGTACGGCTCTCAGGCAGCCAACCGGTTCGACATCGACGGCCACGAAGGCGGCATGGTCACCGCCGGTGTCGGAGGGCCTCTTACCGGGCGTGGCGCTCACGTCGCAGTCGTCGATGATCCATTTAAGGGATCAGAGGACGCCGGCAGCCCCACCCAGCGCGAGCGTGTCTGGGACTGGTGGCAGTCCGTCCTCCTCACCCGACTCGAACCCCAAGGCTCCGTCCTCCTCGTGAACACCCGCTGGGACGACGACGACCTCTCCGGCCGGCTCCTCAAAGAAGAGCCCGACGACTGGATCGTCATCGACCTGCCCGCCATCGCCCTCACCGCCGACGACCCCCTAGGCCGCACCCCGGGCCAGGCACTGTGGCCCGAGCGGTACAACGAAGACGACTACGCCCGCATCCGAAAGTCCGTCGGCGAACGCGTCTGGTGGGCCCTCTACCAGCAGCAGCCCAGACCATTGGAGGGTGGCGTCTGGCAATGGGCCTGGATCACCACCAACCGCGTCAGCCCCGCAGCGTTCCGCGGCGTCAACCTCACCCGCAGCCTCGTTGCCATCGACCCCTCAGGCGGCTCCGGCACCGCCAACGACGAAACCGGCATCATCGCCGCCGGCCGAGACGCCGACGGCGAGCTCTTCCTGCACGCCGACCGCTCCGGACGCCACGGCGCCAACAGTTGGGGTCTCGAGGCCTGCCTCCTCGCCATCGACACCGACGCAGACGCCTGGGTGGTAGAGACGAACTTCGGCGGCGACATGACCCGCCAGGTCCTCATCCAGGCCTGGCAGGAACTCGAGCGCTCCGGACGAACCGAGGGCCGCACGATGCCCCGGATCATCGAGGTGAACGCCAAGCAGGGCAAACGGCTGCGCGCCGAGCCCATCGCGCAGCTCTACGAACAGGGCCACGTCCACCACGTGGGGGAGTTCCCCGACCTCGAGCGGCAGATGGTCACCTGGCTGCCCGGCATGGACTCCCCAGACCGCATGGACGCAGCCGTGCACGCATTGACCGAGCTCGCCGACCCGGCGCAGCAGGGCCTCGGCACCCAGTACTACAGCGACCAGCGCCTCCGAGGTCGCCGCTAGGCCAACCGCCCTCCACCCACTCACAGGGGCTACAGAGCCTCGCGAAGCAGGATAGACCAGGGCAAAAACCGCATGCCCTGACGGCTCAAATCCTCATTGCACAAAGTTGGCACGCCCGAGATAGCCCCTAAACGGCCCTCAGACGCGTTTGGCCATCCAGGAAGGAAATCACTTTCGCCAGATCAGAGATTTTAAAATCTGCGAGCTTCGTAGGTATGCTGGCAACAGCTAACCGTCAAAGTTGGCGTACAACGCAGAACCGCCCCCCTGGCTGGGAGGCGGTCCTGGGTTTCTCACACGGGCGCCGGGCTCGGAGCTACCGCTTCGTCATCACCTGGATCGCGACCTCCAGGACCGCGATGACGAAGCACCAGAAGCTCCAGTCCGGCTGTTCGTTGTTATCCACTTGTACCTCGTGCAGCGGCCGGATTCCGGTGGATCTTCTCCGCCGTGGACCGGAGTGCCGCCTTCCTCCGACCCGCGGGAATCCGGAGGCAGGGGAGAGGTACTGGCTAACTAACGCCCACCACCGAGTTTACGGGCTCCGGGGGGCTACTCCGAACCACATCTCCCGTTATGCGGGGCGCAATTCGGATCACGGTGTGATTCTTCGTGGCACTCACAGTCTAAAAGTCACCCTTTCGGGTCACGAACCCGTTCGACCTCCGCCGGGGGAACCCTCACCTCCGACGCCCGTACCCTGATCACAGGCGCGGGGCCTGGAGCTTGTTGTCGGACGAGGGAGTACCGGTGGGCCGCCTGCGCGAGGTCGTGATCCACGCCTGGTCGTGGCTGAACTACAAGCCCGTGTACTCCGGCACGAGCCTCGGCGAAACCCCGGGCATGCCCAACCGGCGGGCGTTCCCCGAGGCCAACGCCATGTGGGTCCCCGAGGAAGACCAGAAGCGCCTCGCCGCGTACAAGCTGCTGGCCGCCTACGACAACAACCAGGCCGCCGAGCTCGCCGAAGTGGCAGGCGACATCCACGCCGCGGAGAAGCGCGAGTTCGGCGACCCGGCGATGTTCGTCGACACCGTCATGTCGCACGTCCTCGGCCGTGAGCAGACCATCACCGTGGCCGGAGCGGACACCGACAGCGACACCCCCACCCCCGACGAGGCCATGGCCGCCCGCGTGCAGGAACTCCTGAGGGAGTGGGCGGAGGACGAACTGCTGCCCATGCGGGTGCAGCAGACGGAGCGTAAGGCCGTCTCCCTCGGTGACGGCGTGTACCGGCTCGCCTGGGAGCCCGGCAAGATGCGGCCCGTCCTGCGCGTCCACGACCCCGGCTTCTACTTCCCCGTCCTCCCCGAAGACGGAGACGCCGGCGACTATCCCACCCGCGTCCACTTCGCCTGGGAGCTCCCGGCCAACGAACTCAAGGGGCTGAAGGCCAGGCTGCGGCGCATCACCTACGAGCTGGACTGGATCCGCCCCGCCACCGCCTCCGGAGTCGACGAGACCGGCCGGCGTGCCGTGCGCGCCCCGCTCCCCGCGGCAGAGCCGGACCCGGAGAACCCGGACGCCGAAGTACCCCCGCCGCTCACCCCCGGCGACCTGTACTACCCGGACACTGGCGCGATCGCCCGGCAATACCCGTGGAACGACGCCCCCTCCTACGTCACCTGCTACCTCACCGACGCCACCTGGCTCCTCGAGGACATCAAGGGCAACCCCGACATCGACTCCCTGTCCACGGAGACGGCGACGTTCGCGACCCGCGGCGACGGCGAAGTCCTCGACCACCTCGACCTCCTCATCGACTTCGTCCCGGTGATCCACCTCCCCAACACCGTCCCCCCGGCTGAGGAGCACTGGGGGCAGAGCAGCCTCGCCAAGGTGTTGCAGATCTTCGACGAACTCTCCAGCAGCGACACCGACTCCGCGAAGGCCTCCGCCACCACCGGCTCCCCGATGGTCGGCATCTGGGGGAAGAGCGCCGGGAGCGGCACCGAACTGCACAGCGTGGCCCCAGGCCTGGTGTGGAAGCTCGGCGAAGGCGGCGGCATGGGCGCCCTCGACACCAGCCGGAACCTGGCCGAACTCCGCAACCACATCCACGACCTCGAAGACCGTGCCGCCAAAGTCGCACGCCTGCCCGCGGTCGCCCTCGGCACCCTCGACCCGTCCCAGGCCCCCTCCGGGTACGCCATGGACGTCTCCCTCGGCCCGCTCGACGCGCTCATCGCCTCCATGCGCCTGGCCCGCGACCACAAGTACGCCCTGCTCCTCAAGTTCGTCCAGCGCCTCTACCTCGCCGGGCAGCACCCCGACTGGGCTGGTGTCACCGTCATGCCCGCCCGTCTCGCGTTCGGCTCCTACAAGCCCACCGACAAGGCCTCCGTCCTCGAGCTGGCCGCCACCGGCGTGGAGAAGGGCGTCATGTCCCTCGAGACCGCGGTGCAGATGCTCGACGAGGCCGGCTTCCCCATCGAGGACGCCGCCCGGGAGATCGAACGCATTCAGGCCCGCCAGTTCGAAAAGGCCCGCGCCCTCGCCGACGCCACCGGCGACATGGATCTGGTCGGGGGCTTCCTCGGCGTCACCGTCACCGAACCCGACCAGGCCGACGCCCCACCCCCCGACCTGCCGCCCGCAGGAGACCCCACCGCACAAGAGGGCGACGAGGACCTGGAAGACGAGGACGATCCGGCGCCGCGGGGGAGCGGGGGGAACACCCGATGAGATCTGTGCTGCACTTGGATCTAGGCGCGGGGCCTGCACTGTCCTTGGGAGGACTGTCTGTAATGCGTGCCCCCGCGCAGCACCACCGTCCCGGTCTCGCCGCCGCCCGCGGCTGGACCCACCCGTACACCGGCCTGCGCGCCCTCGGCG